AAACGAATTGTTACCGAGGAGTTTGAAGAAGATATGCGTCTAACTCAAGCTCAAAAAGCCAAGCCCCAAGTTTCGATAGCCACTTAAGCGCTATCAAAAATCAATTTTTTACCTAAGGATACCTTGCGCTCTACGCAAATCTGCGCTATATCTTATTTACTATACAATTAATTAAGAACGTAGACGAGTATAGTCGACGGCCTAGAGACTACGTTCATCAAAACTAGGAGGATAATATGGGCACAACAACCTTTTCTGGTCCAATTAAGGCTGGAAATATTTATAACACAACTGGAACAACTATTGGCTCAAATGTCAAGAACGTTGGATCAGTTGTCATGTCACAATCAGCAAGCACAGAGCTGACTCATGCAACCACTACAGCGACAGCGCTAGGAATTATAATTCCTGCGAAAAGTCAAATTATAGGTATTACACTTATAATTGAATCGTTGTTTACAGCTTCAAACACCGCTACTATTGCCATTGGTAATGGTTCAGGTGATGCTACTGATATCTGTGGTCACACGAATGTTAGTGCAACAGCACTTTCAGTAGTTATGGGACCAGCAGCAGTGGATGTATGGACAAACACTGGTACTTCTGATGTAGAACTTTATGGTATTACCATAGCGAACTCTGCTTCAGCTGGTAGTGCAAGAGTTGTAGTTGAATACGTTCAAGCGAACAATTTAACTGCTAACTAATAATTAATGTGAGCTCCTTCGGGAGCTCACAGCTAAGGAGAAAAAATGGGTACATATATAAGTACAGTAAAATCTATAAACGTAACTGCTACGGGCGCTATTTTTGCGGGACCATGTAGAATCTTAGGAATCTATTATGTTTCTGATACTACAGCAGGCACCATTGTAATTAAAGATGGTGGGGGAACAGGAACTACTGTTGCAACATTCCAAACACCTTTAGGCGCAGGCAACGCTGGAGAAGAAATAGCTAGATACATACCAATTCCAGGAGATGGTTTGTTATGTAGAACGAGTGGATACGCAACTTTAACTAACGTCGATAAAGTTACAATATTTTACGGTTAAGGAGGTAGCCAATGGCAAATACTACTTCAGGAACAGTTATTTTTGATAAAAATTTTGCTGTCGATGATATTATCGAAGAAGCTTATGAAAGAATAGGTTTACAAGGAACATCAGGATATCAATTAAAAACAGCACGAAGATCTTTAAATATTCTTTTTCAAGAATGGGGAAATAGAGGAATTCATTTTTGGGAAGTAGGTGATACCAATATAGATCTTGTGGAAGGTCAAGCTACTTATACTTTTTACAGAGCAAGCAGCGATGGTGCAAGTGATACTACTGCTGGAGGAACAAGTGGATCTTCTACTTATGGTCTTTCTGATATATTAGAATGTACATACAGAACTAATTACGCTACAACTACTGAATCTGATTCATCAATGACAAAAGTTGATAGATCAACTTATTCAGCATTAGCAAATAAATTATCTAAAGGAACTCCAAATCAATATTGGGTTCAAAGATTAATTGATAGAACAAGTATTACTTTTTATCCAACTCCAGATTCTACAGCAGCATCTAAATATGCTCATATTTATTTTGTTAAAAGAATTCAAGATGCTGATTCTACTTATACTGATGCGACAGATATTCCTTATCGTTTTGTTCCATGTATGTCCGCAGGATTAGCTTTTTATTTAAGTCAAAAATATAATCCACAGCTTTCTCAACAAATGAAACTTTATTACGAAGATGAATTAGCAAGAGCTTTAGCAGAGGATGGATCTCCTGCGAGCAGCTATATAACTCCTAAAACTTATTTTCCGAGTATCTAATGGCTAGATTTGCATCAGGTAAATACGCATTATCAATTTCAGATAGATCTGGAATGCAATTTCCTTATTTAGAAATGGTTAAGGAATGGACAGGAGCTTGGGTTCATTTTAGTGAATTTGAGCCTAAACAACCTCAAATAAGTCCAAGACCCGTGATCGCTGATCCACAAGGATTGCAACGAGTTAGACCGGCGCGAACAGCGCCCGCTGTTACATTATTAATGCCTCCTAATCCTTTTACAACTTATGCATCTAGTTCATCTTATATAAATGTTAATTTTCCGAACCATGGTTTAACAAATGGAAGTACTTATAGATTTAGAGGAATGCCAACTACAGCAGGAGCTTATACTGATCCACCTACTTTTGATGGAATTACAGGAGCTAAAATTGCTTTAGCGGCAGGTTATGCTATCACTACAGGAAAATATGTTTCTGGAGCTAGAGACACAGATTATACAACAAATTGGTTTTATTTTGTAGTGAATACTGATACAGCTACAACAGGTGGAATAGAAGGAGGAGGTTATCCAGTGTCCGTTGGACCGGTAACCATAGAAGCATAATGGCAGGATATACACTTTCAGCATTAGAAGCTGATATTAGAAGTTATACTGAAGTAGACAGTACTGTTTTTAGTGGTGCTGTTCTAAGCAGATTTATAGAAAACGCTGAATATAGACTTTTAAGAGATATTCCCATTGATGCAGATAGAAAACAACAAGAAGGAAATTTAGTTACTGGACAACAATATATAAATTGTCCGGCAGGATGTTTATTTACCCGTGGAATACAGGTTTATACCTCAACTTCAGTTATTACTGGAGCTAATACATGGTTACAAAGGAAAGATCAGACTTTTTTAAATGAATATGTATCGGCCAATACCGATACTGGAAATCCTAAATACTATGCTCAATTTGGAGGAGCAACAGGAACAACTGATACTACTTCAGGAAAATATATGTTTGCTCCTGTTCCTAATAGTACTTATAAATTTCAAGTTCATTTTAATGCTATGCCAACTAGTTTGGTAACAAATACGAGCGGAACCTATATAAGTAAGAACTTTCCAAATGGATTATTATATGCCTGTCTTGTAGAAGCTTATGGATATTTAAAAGGTCCAATGGACATGTTGACAATGTATGAACAAAAGTATAATAATGTAGTTCAGAAATTTGCTGCAGAGCAAATTGGGAGAAGAAGACGAGATGATTATACGGATGGTACAATTCGTATTCCAATCGAGTCTCCGAACCCTTAAATTAGGAGATAAATATGGCAATAGTATCGGAAATTTGTAACAGTTTCAAAGAAGAAATCCTGCAAGGAGGACATTGTTTAAATGCCTCTGGAAGTACTCCCGCAGGGAATACTCTTAAAATAGCCTTATATTCAGCAAACGACGCAGTATTAAGTAAAGCAACAACAGCTTATGCAGCACCTGCAGATGCAGCTGCGGATCCAACTTCAACTTATGAAGTTACAACAACAGGTTCAGGATATTCAGGTGGAGGAAATACTTTAACAAATATTGATCCTACCTTAGCTACTGATACAGCGATTTGTGATTTTTCAGACACCAACTGGACATCGGCTACTTTTACTGCACGAGGATGTTTAATTTATAATACTACTGCTGTTACAGGATTTACAACTAATAGATCAATTCTTGCTATTAATTTTGGTGGTGATAAAACTGTAACTTCTGGCACATTTACTATTGAGTTTCCAGCAGCAGCCGCATCAACAGCTATTATACAGCTAGCATAAGGAGTTCTTCCTTATGGCTAACACTTGGAATAAAGCCGGAACAACCTGGGGATATAACTCTTGGCAATCTGATACTGTTACAGTTTCTCTAACAGGTCTTTCAGCAACTTCATCAGTTGGAAGCGTTGAAGCTTACCAAACTCAAGGATGGGGTAGTGATTACTGGGGATATGAAAATTGGGGTGAATCGGCTATCACAGTTTCTATTACAGGCGTATCAGCAACAACTGCTGTAGGAACCGTTGACGCTTATGTTCAACCTGGTTGGGGTACTCTTGAATGGGGATACAATGGCTGGGGATCTGTTGATGAAGCAGTCGTTAGACCAAGTGGTGTATCAGCAACTACAAGTGTAGGAGCTATTACACCGGCAGATGTTATGGGGCTTACAGGCATCTCAGCGACATCAACTCTTGGAACACCCACTGCAAAATCTGATAATACAACTATTTTAACGGGTATTTCTGCTACTTCTAGCGTTGGATCAATAAATATAAATCTTGGAGTTCCTTTAACGGGAATTTCAATGACTTCTGCTGATGGAACACCAATTGCAAGATCTTATCATACAATTACTTTAACTGGTCTTTCTGCTACTACGGCGGAGGGAAGTGTAACTATTTCATCAAACCCTTTAATTCAGCCTGCAGGAGTGTCAGCAACGACATCGGTTGGAGCTATTACGCCGGTAGATCAAGTAATGGGACTTACTGGAATTTCTGCTACAACATCAGTTGGAGCTATTACACCTACAGAGCAAGTAATGGGATTAACTGGCCTTTCCGCTACAATTACTTTAACTCCTCCTTTTACAATTTATTATGGAGATGTTGACACGGGATCTAATATAACTTATAGTAATATTTCAACTGGATCAAATACAAGCTATAGTGATGTAGCGTAGGAGAAAATTATGGCATCAACATATACAACAC